TCGGGCTGAAGGTTGAAGCACGCCTTGACCCAGCCGACCCAGACGCCGCCGCAATCATCAGCAAGCTGCAACACGAAGCCAAAGCCATGGGCCAGTCCTTCGGATTCACCGTGCCCAAGAACGGGCAGCAGTGGCACGAAGACGGCAGCCGCACGCTGACTGAAGTCGGGCTTCTTGAGGTGTCAATCCTATCAGGACACACGCCCGCCTACCCTGCAACGCTCGGACTGAGCGCCGTGCGCAAGATCGCGCCGAGCAAGATCGGCGTGGACGGCGACGCTCTCGTTGAGACACTTGAAGCCGTCAAGGCTGGCAACGCACTTGACGCTGATCAGACGGCGCTGCTCGATGCAGTGCGCGCCAAGTTGGGCGCAGCACCCGAGCAAGAAGTCGTCACTGAGACAACTGCCCCGGCTGGCGAGCACCACACCATTGTGGCAGCCCGCCTGAAGTTGGAGCAGTTGAAGGGATAAACTCCCGTTAGCCCACGCGCCACGGTCGCTCTTGCCTGATCATCAGGGGCATCGGATAGGTGGCTCGGCGTATTGTGTAAACCCAGATAGTGAAAAGGAGTCCAACATGGACACCGTCAAGAATCTGGCTGAGAAGCGCGCCGCGCTGTTGACTGATGCTTCGGGCATCGTTGCAGATGCAGCAGCCAAGGGCGAAGCCCTTTCGGCTGAGGCTCAGGCTCGCTTTGACGCCCTTACTTCGGAGGCTTCAGTTGTTGCTTCCGCAATCCAGTCAGAGAAGATCGCTGCTGAGGCCCGCGCCGCAGCCGACGCCGCACGCTCGGAGAAGGCTGTTGCCTTCGCCCCGGCTGCTGAGTCGACCCGTGACCTGTCCGCTGAGCTTCGCCGAATCGCCCGCGATGGCGGCACGGTTGAGCTTCGTGACATCACGAAGGCGACCTTCACGCAGGCAGTTGAGCAGGGTGACCGCTTCTGGATCACCGCTGGTCAGGTCAACCCGTTCGTTGATCCTGCCGTTGTTTCCGTCATCCAGCTCGAGAAGGGCAACGTCTTGGCTCTGCCAAGGACGACCGCTCTGGGCACTGCCGCCGCTGTTTCCGAAGGATCCAGCATCGGGGAATCGGACGGGACGAACTCTTCCCTCAGCCTGACCCCAGTGAAGTACGCTTCACTCCTTCAGGTCGGAATCGAGACTGTTCAAGACCAGATGTTCGACGTAGCCTCATGGGCCACGGAGAAGCTGGCTGCTGAACTCAGCGTCGCACATGGGGCAGTTGCTGCTCCTGCTGTTGCCGCTGCAGCCACGGTTGGCGTTCAGGGTGCGGCAGTTGCCCCAACCTACGCGAACCTTGTCAGCCTCATCTATTCGGTGAAGCAGCAGTATCGTCGCGCTGCGAAGCGCGGCTTCCTCATGAACGACACCACGCTTGGTGCAGTCATGGGACTCGTTGACGGCGCAAGCCGACCAATCTTCGTGCCGGGCGATCAGAACCGCCCAGACACGATCCTTGGCTTCCCAGTGTATTCAGCCGCTCTCGCCGACAACGGTGATGAGGCTCTCTCGATCGCCTTCGGCGACCTTGGTGCCATCTACACCGCGATCGCGGGCGCGCCTGCAATCGAAGCTGACCGATCCTTCGCGTTCGGCACGGGGCTCATCTCGTACCGCGGAATCCTCCGCGGCGCGACCGGGCTCATTGACCCAAGCGCAGTGAAGACGTTCAAGGGCGCCAACGTCTAATCCCTAGGGATTGACGCTGGCTGACGGGGAGTTGGGCTTCGGCTCGGCTCCCCGTCACCATTAGCAGGAGGGCAACATGAAAGTGCGACTCATCTATCGACTAGACGGCACCCGCAACGGGCAGCCATGGCCCGCCATTGGCGGCGAGATTGACCTGCCAACGAGCGAAGCCATCAACCTGATCAACCACGGCTACGCCGTGCCAGTGCCCGTGCCACAGGTGCAGGAGCGTGCAACGCTTGAGCAGGAGCCTGAGCGCGCTACACTTCCGAAGACAACCTCCAAGCCACGCAAGGGGAGAAACTAATGGCAGTTGAAAGCGTTCAGAAAAGCATCAACGCATCCACGCCGACGCTGCTCGTTCAGGCTGACACTGACGGCTGCATCGTCTACCTGCACACGCAGGTCACCATCTGGGTGGGCGGAGCGACCGTGAGCAGCAGCACCGGGATGCGCCTTGACTCAGCCGCTGGCCCCTTGGAGATTCGACTCCAGCCAAGTGACGCACTCTATGCCGTGAGCAACTCTGGCACCCAGACGGTCACCATCATGACGGTGGGCAACTGATGAGCTACGCCACCCTTGCCGAGTTCAAGAGCAGCATCGGGATCACTGACTCCACGGACGACACCCCGCTGCAGTCATGCCTTGACGCTGCTGATCAACTAATCAACAACTACGTCGACACGAAGGTCGGCTTCGGACAGACGGCAAGCCAGACGCGCTACTACACCGCCGACCGCTTTGACTTCGTGCTGACTGACCCGATCGTATCCGTCAGCCAGTTGGCGACGGACATCAACGGCGACGGCACCTACTCGCAGGTGTGGACATCGAACGACTACGTGCTGGCTCCGCGCAACGCCGCGCTGGACTCTCGCCCCTACACGGAGATTGACACCAGCCCGTTCAGCAATGCCGACTACAACTTCCCCGTCGGGTACCTTGAAGTCAAGGTCACTGGCGTCTTCGGCTGGCCCTCAGTCCCAGCAGCCGTCAAGCAGGCGGCGCTGATTCAGGCTGGCGCCATCTGGTCAAGCCGCACCGCCCCCTTCGGCGTGATCGGCTCGCAAGACTTGGGCGGCGTGCTCCGCATGAGTGCAGCCCTGCACCCTGAAGCCCGCATCCTTCTTGAGCCGTACCGCCTGCGCGGCGGGCTCGCCATCTGATGAACGACCTCACGATTCACCAAGCCGTAGCGGCTCGCCTAGTCGCAGCCACAAAGCCAGCGGGGTACACGCTCCGAGCAGCCCACGCCACACCGCCCGACAATCTCGCCGTGGTGCCTGCAGCCGTCTGCATCCCCGGCGGCGACAGCATCTCCTACGGCACAGGCGGCAGCCGCACCACCGTGCTCACGGTCAGCGTGACCATCTACACGCAGGATCAGGCTGACATGGCCCGCAAGTACGCCGACCTCCTCACGTGGCGCACGTGGCTCCGTGGCGTGTTCGACGGGCAGGTGCAGCTCAACACAGCCGACGTCGCTCAGGCGATCGTTGCAAGCACTACACTCGGCACTGACACTTGGGCAGACGTGACGTATCTCACGATCACGGCGGAGCTGCAGGTGAGCATCCTTGAAGGAGTCAACGTCAGTGCCTGATACGCTTCGCACGCTTCTGGTGAAGGTTGTTCAGCCCCGACCTGAGGGCAACGCTTACCTTCCAGCGTCTGACGACGTTGTCGAACTGGACGCCGCAGTTGCCACATCGCTGGCAGCCAGCGGGCTCGTTGAAATCGTAGACAATAAGCCCAACGCCACCACGGCGAAAGTTGAGAAGGAGTCCAAGTAATGCCAACGCTAGGCGCTAAGTCTTTCACGAAGGTCGTCGTCAAGAGCGAGAGCGGCTACGGCACTCCTGCAACCTTCAACGACGCCAACGGCGAGTTGCTTCACACGGACATCGTCGGCATCGTTGACCCGGGCGTCGTCGTTGACTTGGCTGATGATAAGAGCGTCGGCATCCGCCCACGCCGCGTGGCTGCTTCGGCAACCATCACCGCCAAGGCTCCAGTCGTCACCTTCGGCGAAGCGCCAGTCTCGTTGCGCAATCTCCCAATCGTGTTTGACTCACTCGCCACCATCACCGCATCGGGCTCGGGCCCGTACACGTGGGCATACGCTCCAAGCCAGACGGACGTCGACACGCTTGAGACGTACTCGCTCTACGTCACGGATGGCGTGCAGAAGTTCATCATTGACGGCTGCGTGCCAACGGAGATCACCCTCAGCGCGGATCAGTCGGGCCTTCTTCAGATGGGCACCACGTGGGCAGGTCGCGCACTGAGCACCACCACGGACACCAGCACCGCCGCCTTCGCCGCGCAGTACTTCATCCCGGGGCGACTCTTCGGACTGAAGACACACGGCTCCATGATCACCGCGAAGACGGGCACGGGCACCGCCTACTCCAGCTACATCACGAACTGGAGCCTCACCCTTATGCCGGGCGCTGCCCCGCTGCAGGTGTTGAACGGCTCCACCACGAACGTGAACGCTGGCGGCGTCGCCTACACGGGCGCGCTGGACGGCACCCTTGAGTTGACCATCGCATCGAACAGCGCCGCCACCAGCGCCTTCCCAGTCGGCGACATCGGCACCACGAAGTTCGTGCAGGTGCAGGGCATTGACGCCAACGGCTACGGCTTCACCGCCAACGTGTGCGGCGTCGTTGAGAACGTCAGCGTCATCGGCTCGGAGAGCGACGGACTCATCTTGAACACCGTGACCCTGCAGCTCGCCAGCAACGGCACGAACTCGATTCTCTGCTGGGTGGATTCACCACTCTCGGCGCGTCCATAAAGTAGCCCGCACTTAGCGGGGAGGAGGAGCACATGGCAAGCACTGACGTCGTCGTCGTTCACCTAGACGAAGAGTTCGCTGGCTGGCACGCCACGATGCGCACGCCTGCACGCATCAGCGCCCGCGTGCTCATTGACCTTGAGAGCGACTCGAACGCCAAGAAGTTGACCGCCTACGGCAAGATGATTCTCAGCGTTGAAGGCTGGAAGGACTGCGACGGCAATCCAACGAACGACCCGCTAGACGGGCCACTCACGGCGCTGAACGCAGCGGCTGAAAAGTGGGCAGCACTGGCGGGCGACGTCCCAAAAGAGTGAGGCTTGCCGCCCGGCAAATCAGCCTAGGGCAAGCAGTCCGTCCACCAGTTGAGATCATCTTCCACATCCTTGCCGAGAAGTTCGGCAAGTTTCCGTGGGAAATCGAAGAAGCCCCGCTAGACTCCGTGCTGCTGGCGTGGGCTCTCCATGTCGAGATGCAACCGAAGGACGTGAAGCGTGGTCGCTAAGGGCAACGAGAAGGTCAGAATCTTCGTGACGCCTGAGTCGCTCAAGGCGACGGATGACCTACGCCTTGGCTT